GGTAGTAGAAAAATAAGTTGATCCCAGACCCTCGCCCTTATTGTAAACGTGGTCATCTCCGTAAACTATCAGCTTTACTATCTTAATAAATTCTTCTTCAAGCTGAGCTTGGTGATTCTTAGGAGCATTAAAGATTTGCCAAACACAGAACAGACAAAAATACAACGCCATCACCCATGAATCCATATGACTGGTATTGTAACATCCAGAAGGAACACCTCCCCTTTGAATGCACCACAATTCACCAAACAACTGAGTAATTCTCGCAACAATGGCCTTTATTATCTGTTTGATAATCTTCTTCTTTATCTCGTAATCCTCTGAACCAGGGATCTCATAAGCCAAACTACTACTATAATAAAGGTTAACAAAAAAAGCCTTAACACGCATATCAAACTTGTCTATATCACCGTCACATAAAACATTCTTAAAGCAATTCGCCAATGAAATCCCCAAACATTTAGCAATAGAATCCATCCCTCCACGAGACCACCGATGCCCAATACGAATACAAGGTCCACGCTCTTTCAACATACGGATCTTTGAGACAAGACGCTCCAAAATTACAAAATTCGATGACGGTATGACAAAAACTCGACACTTGTCTTGAAATTTCTGCCATTTCTCATCTGAATATTGCTTGTCAAACGTGAAGAACATCTCGTCCTTAGGCGTAATCACCCAATAAACCGGTATATCTCTACCATCACGTATAAGCCGGAGAAATACATCCAAGTCGAAACTGTGCATTTCGAATTTCTTACCACTGGGAGAAACGTGAATCTTCGAAGTAGAGGTTCTAATCTCACGAACCTGACCCTTATTTGGTCCTGCTGCTGACCCTAAATACATTCCTTTCAGATCATTCTCGACATCAATTCGGGAGGTAATATACTCAAAATCTTTAACGCCCAACAAGCGATACAGGTGGGCCAAAGACGCAGGCAAATGCTCTAGGACCTTTTCACCTTTACGATTGATCAAATGCGACTTCTTGTTCTGCTGGAGAACCACTCGCATATACTTAAGAGGATACATGTTCGCTCGAGCGGACGCATAAACAGGCCTTCTATTAATTAAACCAAAAGCCATTCGCCATCGAGATAGCTTTCGCAAAATGAAGGCCCATAAGGGCGGGACCTCATAAACAGGAAGGAAAGGAGGATGGGGCTGTTCATCATCTTTTAACATACTGGGAGGTCTATCGTTCCATACCCATCGTTGCAATTCTTCTTTAGAATAATACAACTTTGGAAACTTCCAAAGAAAATAGGCCATATCAGTCCTTTGCAATGCAATGCCTATCTCTGGGACCAATGTTCGCAACATATCGGACGACGGATACCCGCCCTTATCCAAGGGTGCAGGAATTAACGTTATATTACCTCCCTTTTCTAATGAATTCGCTAACTGGGCAGCTTCTGTATTCGACGTATACACTATACCATCATCAACATACTTAAAAGTTTTCTTTAGGGCATCGACTAATTCCTGAGTCTGGTCCTCACGGCTAACAGCAGTTGCTTCAAACGAAAACCCAGCACTCATACTTGATCTCCCTTGAACCCGAAGCTTACACTTACAACTCTCCTCTTTATGCGAGCAAGAGTCATCACTCCAGGACATCTGAAAATTCTCCATATAGTGTTTCTTTCTAAAAAGTAAACGCAAGATATCAGAACTATCACTCTTTCTTATATCTCGTACGCGCCGATGCAATTCGTGATTTATTGCGTTCGTCGTGAGACAATATCGTCC